CCAAGCTTGTTCACGAAAGGTTCGGATACAAACTTATTAATAGTCTTACTCATGGTAATACCCTCACGATAAAAACATATTATAAAAAAATGGTGCCCGCAGAGAGATTTGAACTCCCGACCTATCGCTTACAAGGCGATTGCACTACCGCTGTGCTATACGGGCATACGGCCCGGGCTAACTCCCCCATACAACAGAAGAGTTTGATCTCTTATCCTACCCCCGAGCAGCACGATCGTATCCTATGTACTATTGCCCCACCTGCGCATAGGAACGCTTGATGGGTAATGGCTCCTCGGGTTCGATTCGAACGAACAACCGACGCATTAACAGTGCGTAGCTCTACCATTGAGCTACCGAGGAATATCTACAATTTAGGCGGTGACGTCGCGACGTCCAGCCATCATACCAAGTTCATTTGCACCCACTGCAGCAAAAGCAGCTGCAACCATATAACGGGTAGGAGTACCTAGACGATACTTCTGCATAATAGTACCCTTAGAGTTCGTACGACGATTTAGATAGATCGCATAACCCTGAGCACGTAGATTATGAACAAGACCACGACCGCTAGTAACGGAGAAGCGAGACTCAATCTGGCGAGCGGTCAGCTCTTCACCAGTACGAAGAGCGTTTAGAAGACGAGTAGTTGCATTCATTTTATAATTTCCTTTCAAGCACAGCAACGTTGCTGTAATATATTAATACGCTAGTATGATAAAATTATCAAGAGGTTTTAGCGGCAACCCAGTAAGTAATATCGGGTGCGGTAAACTTAACGAACGAACTATCAGGAATGCTCACGCTATACTCTCTATTAAGAAGCTTCATATTTTCTACCTTAAAAGATACCTTAAAGCTACTTGAACATTCACCTACCTTGATCTGATAACTATCTGTAGTTGAGTTCTTATCATTACTAGCGTAGATAAGAATATCGTCGGAGTCTTCATCAGAGCGAATACTAATATCTGGTAGTTCTAGTATACTAGCTGCTTTGATTACATTACTAAGAGAAGTATAATCAAGATTAAACGTAGCTAGAATATTATTAAGAGGTACTTCCTTATAAGGTGATACTTTAATCATAGAAGGTTCAGCGTAAGTGTACTTAATCTTACTATTATTTGTCTTAATAGTAAGTTGATTATCTCCTAGATTCATCTCACCGTCAGGCATTACCGACAGTGCACCTAGAAACTTGCTTAGTTCGTAAATAGCAAATTCCCGTGGAATTTCTTCATCAATCCTGGCTATGGCCAGGATCGCATGCTCCTTATCAATAGTAGAAACAACATTACCCGGCTTGAATAGTAGAGACGGATTAATGTTATTAAAACTCTTGAGAATCTCAAGAGTCTTATTACTAAACTTCATTACTTCTTGCCTCCGATCTTTTTGCCTCCGATCTTTGATGCGTCTGCAGTTGCTGATGCCCCGATAGAAGCGAGGTCAGCTAGAGAGCCGCCAAAGATCATCATACCGACATGTTGGGTTTGCATCCACGGGCAAAGCCAGATTTTACCGCCTGCCTTTCTAAGGTGTTGACAAAACATGTAATCTTCTGAGAGATAGCGCTTGGACTCAGGGTCGATAATACAGTCAAAGTAAGCCATAATCTCCCTAGAACCGTCAAAGTGTTGAGTTCTAATATGATCTGGTCGATACCTTTGTTCGGGATACTTTTCGTCATAAAGCTCAAAAGCTCTACGGCGAATCATCATAAAGCCTGTACCTAGTTCTAGGACTTCAGCTGGCTCACCGATTGGAATAGCGCCATTACCGGCTACTGGATTGAACACGTAATCACCAACGTAGCGATCTAGTACGTTAGGATCTTCATCAGCCATACCCTTATCTACAGCTTGCTTAACCTTTTCCCATGAGATGCACTTCTTAGGATACGGTCCACCGATTACATCATAAGGAGAATCATCTGACTGTAGAGCCATAAGAGTAATAATATCGTTGGGATTAAATCCGATATCACTATCAATAAACATCATATGAGTACAATCGCTGCGAAGAAATTCGTCACAACAATAATTACGCGCACGAGTAATAAGAGATTCATTAAATAAGAAGTAGTGTCTTAGTTCAATTCCATACCTAACACACATTCCTGTAAGATCGGCAATTGAGCGGGTAAACATTCCCGCACACTGACCCCCGTACATAGGAGTTGCTACGAATAGCTTACGCTTACGTAGTTCTTCAAGACTAATCTTAATTTCCATTATACCCTCACTTTTTAAGACGACATGTTATATAGTATCATAACTTATAATTTAGTACCTAAGATTTTTCAAATACGTTATTTTTATACTTGATAGTTTTTTCAAAATATTCTATATATTGGATATGAAAAAGAGCCTCGCCCGTGCTCGAGCAGAGCATGATAAGTTTCTTACGAAGATGGGTGTTCACCCGTCTCAGCTTAAGGAGAAGAAGAAAATGGGTAATTATTACGGTGCGCGTCGTGCAGGTGCTAAACCTGTAGAAGAAAAGGTGTTTCTCGAAGACTTTTCTGCGTATAAGAATACTGGCAAGGTTAAGGGTATTCTCGCTAATCTGCATAACGAGCCCGAGTATGTTCAGCAGCAAGTCCGTGCTCTTCAGTCTCGGGTTATGCCCCTATATAATAAGGGCGGCTACCAGCTTGCTCTCAAGAATGAGGACCTATCTACTGTAGGTGCCCGTAGCCGTCGCGGCTAAAAGTTTGGACCCGTTGACTAATGGATAAGTCAACAGACTTTGTTTTATAAATAGGGTTATCGCCCCCTGCCCCCACATCGGCCTTCTAAGCCGATCCTCAACGTGGGATGGACGGTACGAGGTTCGATTCCTCCAGGGGGCCCCACACTACTATGAAGCAAAAAAAAATGTATATAAAAAGAACAAAATGTAAGTTTTGCGGATTTCTGTTTAATGGCTTGAGTACAAGTAAAAGAGCCAATCATACAAGATGGTGCGCGAGTAATCCTTCTCGTGATCGATACGTAGAAGGTTTAGTTAAAGCACGCGCAGGAATAACAGATGAATCTCTTGATAAGATGCGGCGGTCGATTATAAAAGCCCATGTTGATGGTCGTTACGCTCATTGCGACAAAAGAACGTTTTTAGGTAAAACACACTCAGAAGCTACTAAGAAAAAAATAAGTGAAAAGGCACTAGCATCTAATCACAGGAGGCTATTAAGATCTGTGAGAGAGTATACTAAGAAAGATGGTACTAAGGTATTATTAGATTCCTCATGGGAGGAAGTATTAGCTAGAAGACTTGATAGTCTTGATGTGGAGTGGATAAGACCCACTCAACCTATAAAGTATATAACTGAGGACGGAAAAACGAGGAATTATTTCCCTGATTTTTATCTTCCTCATTATGATATTTTTTTAGATCCAAAAAATCCAGCAGCTGTGGCTGCTCAAAAAAATAAGCTTGATATTTTAAAGAAAACGTTGTATAATTTAGTTATAATCTACAGTCTTGATGACTGTAGAAATTACAACCCTGTTGGTGTAGTGTAACGGTAGCACAACGGTCTCCAAAACTGTTAGTCTTGGTTTGAATCCCTCCGGGTCCGCCAAATTATTGGTCCTAGTTAAATCCAGTCACCTTCGCCAGAGATAATAATGACAGACAATATTGAAAATTCACCTGAGTTTCTTTCAGCTTTTTGGACGTGGTTTGATAACCTACCTAAGAAGCAAAAAGAAACTTTTTGGTCTTATAGCCATGATATGGCAAAAACTTTTTTTTATTTTAAGATCTACAGTAAAAATTAAGAAATTCGGAATATGCGAATTATACCGCCATATTGCTTTCGCTGGTGATTTAATCTGTCGCGAAGAGTACTAAGATTTAAACTGTTTATTTTACAGTAAGTAATAATATCGCTTACAATTTCTTCTCTACCATCTTCAAGAATAAATCTATACGTTGCTAGTCTGCTAGCGCGTTTTTTATTAATGTAAGATTCAGTAGTCATATAAGAATAGTCTCTATTACGTGCAGACCTCTTAAGAGATTCGATATAATTAGTATTAGCTGATCTTTTAGAATATCGTTCTTTTTTCTTTTCTGCAGACTCACGTGCTAGAGCGTCTTTAATCCTTTGAGACCTTTGAAGTTTGTTTTCTGCATCTAATAAATTCCAGTAATTTTTAAGAGTATTACTAATAGCTTCAGTATTACAGGGCTTATCGAGACTAGTAACATTAACTAATGTACCGTTATTGGAGATTTTTCCATAATAGTGTATTAGATACGTCTCTATCATAAGTGCTAGCGGTTCTGTTATATCCCGTGCTACTATATCGAGAGTAGGTTCTAGCCCTTCTGATCTAATACTTTTAATAATAACATTTTTATTATGTTGTAGGTTATTAGTTTTTAATGTCTCTTTTAGTCTATTTTTTGTACCTTTACCGACGTAAAAGATTTCTTTGGTAGTAGGATGCTGAATAGTATATACATAGAATCTACGTGTATTTTCAGGTTCTATATATTCAGCTCCGCGAGGATAAATTCTGACCTTAGAATGGGCTGGCTCTAAGCCCTCTTTAAGTACATTCAGTGCGTTTAGCGGGTTAGTAATACCGCATGTATATAAATCTAAAATTAACGTACCTTCTGCCTCCCACCAAGAGTGAAAGGTAAGATGGCTCTCTGCCAGAGCATAACACCCCGTAATACCGTTATTCTCCGGGAAGGTGTGGATTGTTTTCTGCAAAATAGTAGCATTTACGGTAGATAATGCTTGTTCTATTACCTCGACTACCCTATCATTAGACTTATTAATACCTTTAAAGTCGACTAAAATATGTAAACCTGTAAAAACTAAACCGTGTGTCTTAATAAAATGATCGTACATATTCATCTACCCATATACACTAGTTGTATGTTAGGTATATATGTATATATGAGTATTATTTTTATAAATAACCTCACTACTATTATAGTAGAATAGATCTACTGAAAGGGGGCGAATAAATGATCAATTCATGGGGTTATCACCTTACACTTGATTGTAAGGCTTGCGATATTCCTGCTATTAAGGACTACGAAACTATTTGGATGTTTACAAAGCAGCTTGTCAAGGATATTGACATGGTGGCGTTCGGTGAACCTCAGATTGTTAAATTCGGAAGCGGGGATAAGGCAGGTTATACCCTTATTCAACTTATCGAGACATCTAACATTTGCGCGCATTTTATTGATGAAGATGGTAATGCGTATATTGATGTATTCTCATGTAAGCCTTTCGAGGCTGATGTAGTTATTGGCCTAGTTCAGGAATTTTTTCGCCCCGAACGTATCAAGACAACCTCTATACTTAGGGATGCAAACGCAGAATAAGTATGAACATCTTCTATTTCTCTGACGATACGCGTCAATGTGCTGAGTGGCACCTAGATCGTCACGTCGTTAAGATGGTAGTAGAATATGCGCAGTTAATGTCTACTGCGCATAGAGTTTTAGATGGTACAGAGTACGCCGGAAAGACCAGGCTTGATAGGAATATCAAGCGCTGGCTTCTTCCGGATAGTAGAGAGAATACTCTATACAAGGCATCTCATATTAAACACCCTTCTGGGATCTGGCTACGTCAGAGTAATAACAACTATAACTGGTTGTATTCTCTTTTCTGTGAGCTTGCAAACGAATACCAGTATCGTTATGGACGAGTTCATAAGACATATAGCGAACTTAAGGATGTGCTTAAGAATCCTCCCAATAATATTAATGTAGGTCGGTTGACACAGCCTACCCCTGCTATGCCTGATCAGTATAAAATCAGCATAGACTCTCGTGAGTGCTATATGGCATATTATCGAGGTGCAAAGCGTAGCTTTGCGAAATGGACTAAGCGTCATGTACCTGAATGGTTTGAAAAGGAGAATGTATAATGCCTGCTAAGACTGGACTCAACAAGTACGGTAAGGGCCGTCGTAAGATCGGTAGTCAAAAGCGTAAGAAGCGTGCAGCAAATAGGAAGTGATTATGAACGTTAAGATCTATACACGAGATAATTGCCCCTACTGCGTCAGGGCTAAGGATTTCTTCGCAAAGAAGAATATTACCGTACAGGAAGTAAAGGTAGAGCGTGATATTGCACGTGATAGTTACTTTACTCTAACTGGTATGAAGACAGTACCAGCCATTTACATTAACGGTAAGTTAATTGGCGGATATACTGATCTTGTAGAATACGCAGCTGATAATCCTGGTGAGTTTGTATAATGGCAGTTAGCGAGCAGCTCTTAGAGAGTCTACTACAAGAAGTTGCTATTGTTACTTTTCGTAAGCGCACTACCGGAGAAATTCGGGAGATGCCTTGTACTAAGAATCTAAAGTACGTACCTAGCGATCTTCTACCCAAGAGTGTCGATAGACAAACTAACCCCAACATTGTAAAAGTCTTCAGCCTAGATAGAAATAGCTGGAGATCTTTTCATAAACAAGATGTATTAGATATTAAGAAGGTGACTGACGATGGTGAAGCTTACAATTCTGGACGACTCTGAAGCTGATATTAATATTGCAGCAAATGCAAAAGGTGGAACAGAGCTTATGCGAGATGCTCTGTTCTCGCGAATCGATAAAGATCTACTAGATAAGTTCCAGATTATCTGCTCGAGACCTAATACTCTCGATCCGAATAAGATTAAGATTTTATGGTGTCATGATTTAGCAGAAGATCCTGCTGTATCAAGACTATCTGAATCAGGGTACCGCGATCAATTCGATCTGTTTGTATTTGTTTCGAATTGGCAGATGGAGCGGTATAATTCAGTACTGGGAGTTCCATATGGTAGATCTATTGTATTAGAAAACGCTATTACACCAATTGATAATTGTAGTGATAAGCCCAAAGACAAGATTAAGCTAATCTATACTCCTACTCCTCACCGCGGATTAGAACTTCTCGTACCTGTGTTTGAAAAGGTAAGTGAGATGTTTGATAACGTCGAGCTAGATGTATATTCTAGCTTTAAGTTGTATGGTTGGGAGCAGCGAGACGAACCATACAAGGCACTATTTGAGAGGTGTGTGGCTCACCCCAAGGTTAACTACTACGGCTCTGTTTCTAATGAAGAGATACGCGATGCTCTAAGACAGGCGCATATCTTTGCATACCCTTCAATCTGGCCAGAAACTTCTTGTATTTGCTTGATCGAAGCTATGAGCGCTAGATGCTTGGCAGTACATCCAAATTACGCTGCTCTACCTGAAACATCAGGTGGACTAACTCTTCAGTATCAGTGGTGCGAAGATCCTACACAGCACGCTAATCGCTTTGCTGGTAACTTAATCACAGCTATTCAGATGGTACAGCAGCCTCAAGTAGAGCCTGTTCTCGACTTTGTTAAGACGTACGCGGACTTTAAATTTAACTGGGATCGTAGAGCAGCAGTTTGGACGAACATTCTAAAGTCTCTACTTACAGAGAAGAGCAAAATTTCAAGTTAGCTTTTCTTACTCTACACATTATATGCTCGTTATACCAGCCCGGGGATTCTAAACATCCCCGGGCAAACTGCTCTTTAGCTTCGAAATAAGTTAGTTCTGATTTAGAAACGCAGAGCTTTATAATTTCTCTTTTAAAATTTGACTTACCGTACTTCTCGATATCAGAAGAGAGTGAAGGAGATGAACCATAATAGTCTCTCCAATCACTCTCTGTTTTTTTAACTTTACGTCTTGTTTTGTTTTTCTGTTTTATTCGACGTGTATTAGTAAAGATTTTTTTTCCAATATATTTCTTATTATTTACAATATTTGTAATGATGTATATGAACCCCGCGTGGGTACCGATACTATCATCAGAAAAAATTACATTATTGAATAGCCAAGGATTTTCAATCTCAGTCATAGTACCCCCTATACGGGGGTATATAGTCAATTACTCGTTATCATCTGCAAATAGGTCGTCTTCGTCCTCGTCGTCATATTCATCATCTTCTTCAGCATCATCTAAATTAGTTAAGTCATCATTACCACAAAAAGGACAAAACTTAGGCTTACTCGCTACATCACTATCCTCTATAGTATCAACCATAAACACTGCACCGCAGTTAGAGCACTCTATTTCTTTATCCATTTGTAAACTCCGTTACGTTTTCGCTGGTTAAAGCGGTTTTGAGAAAGGCGACTCCTTCCTCTGAACGGTACTTATTTTTATAGTATACTCTGCTTATACCTGACTGAAAAATTAATTTTGCACATTCTATACAAGGTGCGTGAGTTACAAACATAACGGCACCTTCACCACTTTCAGTCGATCTTGCTAACTTAGCAATAGCATTCATCTCTGCATGAATGACTTCTTTCTTAGTGGAAAGAGAACCGTCCTCGTTTTCTATCTCACACTTATTATCCCAGCCAGAAGGTGTGCCGTTATATCCGCTGGCTAGGATTTTACCGTCTTTTACAATTACAGCACCTACCTGTAGCCGCTCCGCTACAGACAGGTGTGATGTAAGTTCAGCGACGTCCATATAGTATTTTTTAAATTTACTTTTCATACCCTGACCATACAGAGCTCCAATCACCAGATAGGGCACCCTTGGCGTAATCAGTTGACTTATTCTCAAAGAAGTTAGTATGGGTAGGAGCGTTCAGCATTTCCTCAACCCATGAGAGGGGGTTCTTCTTTACTTTAAAGATACCCTTCATACCCATTGCAATTAGTCGTCGATCGCAAATATAACGAATATACTTCTTAACATCTGCAGCTGTTAAGTCCTTCATCTCCCCGAACGAGAAAGCTAGATCGATAAACTTATCTTCAAGTTCAACCATCTTAGTCGCAATGGTATAAATCTCACCCTTAAGCTTGTCGTTCCAAATATGCTTGTTCTCTTCAATAAAGGTACGGAAAAGCTTAATCATATTTTCACAATGCATGGTCTCGTCAACAATAGACCAGGTAATAATCTGGCCCATCGACTTCATAAGACCGTGACGGGGAAAGTTGAGAAGCATGATAAAGGATGAGAATAGCTGCATACCTTCCGTAAAGGCTGAGAACGCTGCAATCTGCTGAGCTACGCTCTCAGCATCTTGAGCAGACATTTCAGCGAAGTATTCGTGTTTCTCCTTCATAGCTGCATATTCAAGAAACTCCTGATATGTCGTTTCCGGCATATTAAGAGTTTCAATAAGGTGAGAGTACGCAGCGATATGCAGAGCTTCGCGAGCTGCGAAGCCTGTAAGCATCATACGAATTTCAGGCTGCGGAAAGTACGGAAGGTAGTTCTTAATATAACCACCAGCTACGTCGATATCACCCTGAGTAAAGAAACGCAAAATCTGAGTAAGAAAGTACTTCTCATTATCCGATAGCTTCGTATTCCAGTCCTTTACGTCTTCGATAAAGGGTAGCTCGGTATGCATCCAATGTGCTTGTTCATGTGACAGCCACGCATCATAAGCCCACGGATACTTGAAAGGTTTAAAGTATGAGCGTTCGTCGGTGAGCTTAAGTTTTTTATGGTTATTCATTTTACTTACTCCGCTGCAAAAATTGTATCTGCTACTGATACGTCTATTACTTTATAGCCAAATTGACCGATTAAGTCAAGAATATCCGCCCCATCTTTGTTTTCACAGGTAATAACTGGTTTAAATTTCTCTATAGTATATAAGGCACCTCTTATAATATTATATTCGTAACCTTCAGTATCTAAACAAATCATATCACAAGCATTTAAATTAAGACTATCAATTGCTATAATAGGTACTACACCATTAACGTCTTCGATAGTTTTGTGCATACCGACGTTGGATCTATTATTACGCATTACAGTACAGAAACTATTTACTGCGCCAAGCGCGGCGTTTATTTTAATAACATTGTCAACTTGACAGTTATTAACGAGGCAATGAAAATTAAGACTATCAGGTTCAAATGTATACACTGTCTTAAATCGATTAGCAAGTAATCTAGGGTATAGGCCTAGATTACCACCTGCTTGTACGCAGACGTTATAATTCTTAACGTGTGTAAAATATTTAATACTATGAGAATGTATCCAGTCTTCCCTGGGTCCTAGCCACGCACCACCGTCCGTATTCGGACCTCCATCTCCCTTTATCCATAGCCAGTCCGATAGACCTTCTATAGGTCTACCAGAACGTACGTATAGTTCGTCCCTAAAATCGCTCATTATACTAACCTTCACATGCTAAACAAGTTTCTTCTGTAAGCGCCTTAATATCGATTTCTTCGATAATTTGACGCTTAATCTGCTTTGACACCTTATCTGCCTTCTTAATCTTTTCACTTCTGCAGTAATATAGAGTCTTTAGTCCTTTCTTCCAAGCAAGGAAGTGAGTTGCGTGTAGATATTTAACGTGGGTGGTGGGTAGAAAGAATAGATTGAGCGACTGTCCTTGGTCGATAAACTCTTGGCGATCAGCGGCAAGAGTAATAAGAACGCGTTGGTCAATCTCCATGGCAGTCTTAAAAACTTTCTTGGTGTGGTCGTCTAGGAAATCAAGATCCTGTACAGATCCGTCATTCTGCATAATAGTGCTCCAAACTTCTGTAATGTCAAGCTTTAACTCTTCACATTTGGTGCGGAGGATAGCGTCTAGGAATCGGTTCTTGTTAAGCCCCGCACCTGATAGGGTATCTTGACGATATGCATTAGCACGGAAAGGCTCAATAGAGGGAGAAGTATTACCCATAATGATAGAAGAACTAGCATTAGGAGCAATCGCAGTTAAGTGCGAAAATCTATTTCCTGCCCATTTTGGCTTTGTTATCTTTTTAACTTTCATTTCTTTTTCCTTAATTCTGCATTTTTTGTAGCTATCTCTTTATTCTTCATTGGGTTGCTCTCGCTGAATCCACAGCGACCACGAACCCAACCTTCTGGAATTTTTGTATTTGGTGGTAACTTTTTATTTGTAGCACCATCTG